ATGAGCAGAGCACTTAACAAACTGAGTGATACACAGCTAAGGAAAATCAACGGCACACCCGCCCAAAAAACAGCCTTTCTTAATGACGGTGGAAACCTGAGCGTCAGGCATTCAACCAGCGGCCTTTTAACCTGGTATTTCACTTACAGGGCCGGAACGGGAAGGGGGGCACCACCGGAACGCATTAAGCTGGGAAATTATCCTGATCTGAGCCTGAAATCAGCCAGGGAAAAAGCCGCCCAGTGTCGCGCATGGCTGGCTGAGGGGAAAAATCCACGTCATGAGATGAATTACACCGTACAGGAAGCGTTAAAGCCGGTAACGGTTGGCGATGCGCTCACCTACTGGCTTGAGTCGTACGCAAAGGAAAACCGCGTGGATTATGCCGCCCTGAAAAAGCGCCTTAATAATCACGTAATACAGCACATTGGTGCTATGCCGCTGGATAAATGCGAGCTACGGCACTGGCTGGCCTGTTTTGACCAGGTGGCAAAGCGAACGCCTGTTACTGCCGGATTCTTGCTACAGACGTGCAAACAGGCGCTTAAGTTCTGCCGGAGGCGGCGCTATGCAATCAGCAACGTTCTTGATGATATGAGTGTGGCGGACGTTGGGAAAAAACCGGATATAAGCGAGCGTGTCTTAAGCACCAAAGAACTGGGCGAATTATTGCAGGCTCTGGACAAAAAAATATTCTCCCCCTACTACATCGCGTTAATCCGCCTCCTGATTGTTTTCGGATGCCGGACGGTAGAACTGAGGTTATCGGAGATCAGCGAGTGGGATTTTACCGAAATGCTCTGGACCGTGCCGAAAGAACACAGCAAAACGAAGGTGGCAATATTCCGGCCCATACCGGAAGCAATACTGCCGTTCGTCACGCAGCTGGTGGAGCAGAACAGGCACACGGGCTTATTGCTGGGGGAAGTGAAACAGGAAACAAGCGTGTCGCAGTACGGCAGATTAGCGCACAGGAGGCTAAAACACCCTCACTGGTCACTGCATGACATCCGGCGCACCTTTACAACGATGCTGAACGATTTAGGCGTGGATCCTCACGTCGTGGAGCAGCTTACAGGTCATCAGATGCCAGGGATGCAACGAGTCTATAACCATTCCCGTTATCTGGATGCGAAACGTGACGCGCTGGATATGTGGACGGAGCGGTTAGGGATACTGGCGGGAACACATGAAAACGTAACTACCTTGCCAATAGCCAGAGAAATATAATTTTTTTTGCGATTTTTCAGGATGCGGACAACGTGAAACAACTAGACACAACGACGAACAACAAGGAACAAAATGGAACAACGGGTTAAAAATTAGCCATCGTGATAACCATTTGATTTTTATAGGTGTACTGTTTTTTTATACACTGGCGAATCACTCTTAAAAATATGTAAAAAAGGCGTAAAAGTAAAATTTTATGCCTTTGCATCATAATGAATTAAAAGAGTTTTTATTCTCATTCCCCCTGCTTCTGTAAAACGACCTCCGCCAGTGTTTGCCATTCCACAAACACCCTGACACAATCAGACACAACCCAATAATCCACCCAATGACTCTTTAATAAACAACAAAGGGGGAATTGTGTTAAGCACAGATCGCTTTATACGTGAAAAAGAATGTCAGCAACTTACAGGCCTGAGCCGCTCATGTCGGTACCGCCTGGAAAAAGCCGGACAATTTCCATCACGGCGTAAGCTCGGCGGTCGTTCCGTTGGCTGGTCTTTATCCGAAGTTCTGGCATGGAAGGACAGCTGCGAGGCAGTTCACTAATCAGGCTGGCGGCACACAGCCGCCACCCATCCACTAATACAGAGATCTAACCATGAATACTGGATATTCTCCCGAACAAGGGCGGGGCTTCGTTCGTCCTGAAAAACAGAATCTGCAAAATTTTGCCGAAATTATTCCGGTTATTTCCGGCCTTACTGGCGGGAGTGAAACCAATATTGTTAACGACAGAGCGTTGCAGATGTTTGATGATAAAAAGGGAGTAAATTTAACTTACACCCCTGACGGCAATCAGAATATGAGCATTATCTCTGAGTCAGGTTTCTACAAACTAATAAAAACAAAAAGCGCCCCGTTGCCGGAGCGCCTTTGTGAACAATTAACCTGCTGCACAAAAAATAAATATGAGCAGTGGGATTATATCATCCAGGTGACGAAGCGCCACAATTGCCGGATAACAGGCAAAAAAAAGGCGACCGCAAAATGGTCGCCAGTGAGAACAAAGGAAATCAAACGCGTCACCAACAATGCCACATTTGCGGCTGGTGGGCAATGTGATCAGTGTGCTGGCTTGCTGGTGGGCTATTCCTGTTCTTTGGCCTTGCGACGCTGGCGGCGTTTGATCTCGCCTTTTGCGGCAGTAACTAAAAAACCAGCGGTACTTTCGCCAGGTTCTTTAAGTTGCTCAATATCATCCATTACTTCATGTGGGATTCTGACAGTTGTCATTTGTGATTTTGCGTTCTTTGCACCAGTTGCCATTTCTGGATCTCCTAAAAATTGGTGTATGCCAGTATACGCAAAAAAAATGATAAAAAAAGGCTTGAAGTGTATTTCACCAGTGAGTAAATTAAAAAGCAAAGGTGAAATACACCTAAAAGAGCAACGCCCCGCAGTGCTCGCAACACATGCAGGGCGTCTAACCACCAACGATAGAAAGAGTATCGAGGTAGCTATGAGAAATCATACCACACACCCGCAAGGGCGGGACTCGCACAACCTGAATAAAGCGGGTATGAAAAACCTGTTGATCGCCACTGCCAGCCAGGGCTATGATTCATGTGCACCTCATAAAACGGGTGCCGGGATTACCACCCCGCTGATGTCCAGGGCGATACAGACGCCGCACGCGTCTTTTTTTGTATCGGCGCACACGCACACCTTAACAATGGTGGGCTGTACGGGGCCGACTTCGGTCGGGCTGGTCACCTTGGACGCCAGTTGTGGTAACCCTGTACAGTCCACCGCCAGCGAGCTTACCACCTCCGGCGGTGGGGATATCCCAACGTCTAAGGAGGCTGCCAACATGGCTACTACGCCTACCCTTATACATTCTCAAACTGCCTTTATCTGGCGCTTTATCATCTTTGGCGCGTCAGAATCCCAAATCATCCACGTCACCGCCTGGACAGAACGCGAAGCGCGTAACCATTGCCCGTCCGGTTGTGTCGCTGTATTCGCCGCCCGTATTCGTCAGGGGTCACATCATGCTTAAAAACCGCTTGCAAAAAATTATCACGGGGCTGTATGCTTCCCCCGTCGCCCACATGGCGACCGGGTTTGACAGCCTGAATAACATAGCGGACAGCCGCTTATATTCCGATATGCGGTTTTTTTGTGTCCGTAAACCTACCCATACCCGCATTATGGCGGGGCGTAACGGGGGAGCCTTTGCGCTCGCTGGTTTCTATGTTGCCAGTCTGTCAACCCTGTTACGTCTCGCCACCATGTTTGACAGCGTAGTAGCGAGACTCCTTACATCAAACATAGGAGCCTTTCACATGGCTGTATCCGCACGCCCTTACTTTGTCTGGCGCTTTATGCAGTGCCAGGAAAAACAAACCTCACTCTTTACCGTCACGGCAACAACAGAACGCGAAGCCCGCGCCCAGTTGCCGTACGCCCATCTGATTTTCGCCGCCCGTATTCGTCAGGAGGTGTGCCATGATTAACCTGTCACTTATCGACCTTAACCGCATCCAGTTTCGTGAGAAATTTACCTGGCAGCTACTGGTCAATGTAGAGAATGGACGCGTGGTAAGTAATTATCACCTGCCGGATGGTGCAATTGCCGGAAGCGTTGAAGCATTGCTGGAGCTGGCAGAACGTGCGCGACTGATTAAGCCGTTAACGTGCCATCACGATGATGATCTGCATTTTACCGGACGTATGATGAGCAATTATGAAAACGGCGTTGAAGCATCCCGCGAACGTCTGCATGATGATTACTGTTTCGGCACATTGCCGGAATTTATCGAATTGCTGACCAGTTGCGGTTATCAGGTCATTCAGGGGGGGTAAACATGCGTGATGATCGTTTTAATTCCCTGAAACAGGAATTTTCCGGCGTGTCTTATGATGCGGGTGATGCGCTTTTATCAATATCTGAAATTATGCGGGTGGCTTTTTTCTTTCTTTGCACTGATGAGCACAGGGATACAGGACTAAATATTCTTGATATCGCCTCTGATTATGCTGATTACGTGGCTGAATTTAATTTAAGAGAAAAACAGTTATTACGCGAACAGAATAAAACGCCTTCCACCGGAGAATAAAAATAATGAAACTTAAATATTCTGGCTTAACTGCCAGCGGCACCGCTCGGCCTGAAATCCGTAACGGCGATATTTACCGCGATAAATATGGCGGCATGGTAACGATTAAAGGCGTGGCAGAACGGCGCATCACCTACCGCCGTGAAGGTTACGAATATGATTGCGTGATGCCTGTTTATCAATTCCGGCGTGATTTCACGCTGGTAGGCCATCGTAAAGCCGTTAATCAGAAACGTGCAACAGGTTATATCCGCAAAATCCGTGAAATGCTGGTCGCAGGGGGTAAGAAATGAAACTGGCACCGAACGTAAAACGATTACCGAAAGATAAATACACCGATGCGATTATTTTTGCGGGTATTGATGCTCACTCATTCGCAGAGCATTACATCATTGCACAGGCCAAAAAAGCAGGCGATCCAGTCCCTCCCGTTTATCTGGGGCGTTATCAGTTAAGCGAACTGGATAACCTCCAGATTGTTGATGATGGGCGATACAGGGCGACGGTGATACGCGCCGGAAATATTGAAGAGCCGCAGCTGTTAACCATCGCCACGAAACTGGCGATCGCCGGAGTCCAGGAGGCGCGGCTACTTTCTGAAAATTTCGAATTGCTGGAGGAATGGAGCGACCAGCTTCCACGGCTTAGGGAGACATGGGAACGCGGGGAAAGCCTGAGCAACCAGCGAAAAACCACGCTACCAATGAGCGTGGGATCTGCCGGATACGACACACAACTTGATTACGTGGTTAAGGGAATTATTCCGGCTGTATCGCTTTGCAGCATATACGGGGCGAGCGGTTCCTATAAATCATTCCTTGCCGGATCGTGGGCGTGTCACGTTTCCACTGGCCGCCAGTGGGGATGCCGCAGGGTGGCGCATGGCGCTGTTCTCTATGTGGTTGGTGAAGGCGGTATCGGCGTTCCTCGTCGTGTAAAAGCCTGGGAGGTTGTGCACGGTGAGCAGGTGAAAAATCTGTATCTGGTAAACCGTCCCATCTTTCCGGCTGCCCCGCTTGATGTTGATGAAATGGTTATCGCTGCCCGTCAGGTGGAACGGGAAACGGGTAAACCTGTACGCATGATTATTCTGGATACGCTGGCGCGGTGCTTTGGTGGCAATGATGAAAATGATTCCCGTGATATGGGGGCGTTTATCCGTGGGTGTGACGAACTGAAACGACGCACAGGGGCCACGGTGCTGGTGGTTCACCATTCCGGCAAGGATGAAACAAAGGGAGCGCGTGGTTCCAGTGCATTTCGTGCTTCGCTGGATGCTGAATACCGGATACGCAGGGAGGACGCAGGAAGCGAAGCCCTGGTTATCTCATGCACCAAAATGAAGGATGCGGAGGAACTCAAAGAAGCCGCATATGACTTACGCGTGGTGGAGCTTTTTACCGACGCTGACGGGGAGTTAATCACGTCGCTGGTGGTGGTGGATAAGCCGCGCCCTCCCGTTGAACTGGAGCGCATCGAGGAGGCTGGCAACAAGACGGAAAACCATACCGCGCTATGGGGATGCATACGTTCACGCACACAGAACGGCGACAAGTGCACGATCCCGCTGTTACGTGATGACATGAAAAAACTGGGGTACGAAATGAAAAACTTCCGGCGCTGGCTGTACAAGCTGGAAAAAGACAGGGTTATTCGTATCGATGGGGATGATGTAGCGCCGCTATAAAGTGAGGTGCAAAAGCGAGGTGTATAGAAGGAGGGCCAAAATTAGACCGCTACCCCTCACTTTTCGGCCTGTATACATCCTCAAAAGTGAGGGGCAAAAAAATACTTATGAAACACACACATAGAAAAAGCGAAAATCTCAAGCGAGACGGAGCCAGACACTTTAAAAAGTGAGGCGAAAAACTGAGAGTTTGCGAGAAATGAACAAAATGCGTAGAGACAGAACAGAGCCAAAATATAAAGCGTTAGACATGACAGAGCACGCTTTAAAGGTGGCAATCAGAACGATAGACCGCCACGCGGGGGAAGGATACGCGAAGGAACATCCCGACATGATAAGCGCATTCATGACCACAGCAGCGGCAAACTTTGCCACGCTGACAGAACGGGAGATTGCCGAAGCGGAACAGGTAACAACCATCAACGTTAAAACCGGAGAGCAGACAGCATGACAGCACAGATAGCGGCTTACGGACGGCTGGTGGCTGACCCGCAGTTAAAGACCACCAGCAAGGGTACACAAATGACGATGGCGAGTATGGCGGTCCCCCTTCCGTGCAGCCAGGCAGATGACGGAGCGGCGACGATGTGGTTATCCGTCATGGCGTTTGGCAGACAGGCCGACGCACTGGCAAAACACCACAAAGGCGAACTGGTGAGCGTGGCGGGTAACATGCAGGTAAGTCAGTGGACAGGCCAGAACGGCGAAACGCGGCAGGGCTGGCAGGTTATCGCAGACAGCATAATCAGTGCGAGAACGGCGCGACCTGGCGGCAAAAAAGGCCAGCAGGGGCAGGCTACTGATGCACTGAACAGGGCAAAACAACAGGCGGGTAACGATGATCCGTACGGGATAACATACCGTTTTAAGCAACGAGTAACAGAAGCCGGAGAAGTCCGGCTTTTTTATGCCCCAAAAAAAGCCCGGAGGGTCTTATCGGGCTTTTGCATATGAGGTTTTTTTGGTGCGCTGACACACATGATCGGGATAATAATTTCATAATTTGCAACATAACTCAATATTATTGCACAAAATGCAATCATGATTATAATCATGACTGGATGAACATCCAGTTATGATTTTTTAAGTCGAAGAGGAATTTCTTACTATGGCTGAAGAGAAAAAAGGCGGTGTTTCGGTGTACATAAGCTCCGACATCGTGGAGGCGCTCAAGGAACGCCACCAGCAGAACGTAAAGCAGGCATTGCGGCAGGACTTGATCCACTGGCGATGGTTGAGCCGTCAACAGGCTGGCAGGTGCGCGCCTATTTACGTGCGGCGCTGGGCATGAATCAGACTCATGGGGGTGAATAATGGCAGGCAAAGCAACGGCACTTACCACTAATCAGCTTTTCACGTACATGAATCGCGGGGATATTGCGGAATTTAAATTCAGTCCGCTGTTTACCACGCTGTTTTTCCCGAACGTGGCGACATTCAGCACCCAAAACATCATGCTGGATACCCTGGACATTGAAGAAGTCACTATGTCGGCGTTTTGTTCGCCTATGGTTGGCAGCCAGGTACAGCGCGATAAAGGGTACGAAACCAGCACAATCAAACCTGGCTACATGAAGCCAAAGCACGAAATC